TAGCGTCAAATTCAGCTAAATCAGTAGCAGCGTTAACACCAGTAACACCAGTAGTAACGTTACCTCTGTCTTCGATAGCAGCAAATAAACCTTCAGTACCCGTGTTTTTAGTAGTGTCGTTGGCAGAAACAGAACCTGTACCCATAACACCAGCTTCTTCAGTAAGGTCATTACCAATTCCACCTTTTTCAGCTTCTAACATTGCCATTTCAATATAATCAGTAAATCTAGCTCTTGTGTCAGCCTCAGCTTTTAAGTACCACAAGTAACCAGAAGCACCAGATTCAGAAGAAACTTCAACCCAACCAATTCTAGACGCATCAGAACCTGATACCTCGTAGTAGTCTTTCATTATAATTGGCTTATTGTTGAATGTTTTGAAAGAAGGCTCGTTAGCCCCTCTACCATCATCAGTACCTGTACCAGCAGCTGTAAAGTACTTTGAAGCTTTTGGAAACTCAGAACCATAAACTAATATAGTTGTTGCGCTACCAGCAGTTGTACCTGATAAAGCTGCAGCACCATAAATAGCTACGTCAATTCTATCTGTTGCTACTGTTACTACTAAACCTTTTTTAACTCCGTTAGTAGGATCAGAAATAATAACAGTATCATTAACTCTAATACCGTGGTTACCAGATGCTACATCAGTGTTACCATCGATATCAGAAATAATATCTAATTGAGAAACAGAGTCAGCACCACCAGCAGTAGAGTGAACGTGTCCTAAATAAGATAAGTGTAAACGACCTTGCTCAGACCAAACAACTTGGTCAGCAGTCATCGCTTCTTCAGCTCCAACTTGTGAAAGAAATCCTGAAATAGTTCTCGGTCCGAAAACTTCAGCTTCTTTTTCCATTAGATCTGGTACATATTGTTGCGCCCAGCCTTGTCCAGCTGTTGACGCTAAGTCTAGGTAGTTAGTTTGTAACGTTTGCTGTATTGAAGCTGGAACGCTATTTAAACTACCTCCTGCAGTAATTGCCATAATTTTTAATTTTTAAATTGTTATTTTTGTTTAATTTTAAATTTGAAATCATTAGAACTCTCACCAAGTACTTTTACTCTCATTCCACCAGCGTTTATTTCACCACCATGTTGTTGTCGTGGATCCATACTAATGTTTTTAGATTTAGCTACGCTATCTTTTAAAGCGTCAGCCTTGCCTTGTTCGTAAAAGTGACTAGCAATTTTATCAGCGTTCATAGCAGTGTACATCGATTTGTGATAACCTTTAGCATCTTCCATTTCGTTATTTTTGTTAAGAAACTTTCCTACAAAATTATTAATGTCGCTTTGCGTATCTTTTACCGTGCTTGAGTCTTTAACGTTAAACCTAAATCTTTTCTCCCCAATGTTGTATTCAAAACCTTTGAACTCTTTGTCAAATAATTTATTAGTTTTATTTAAAAACGTTTTGTGTTGCTTTTCCGCTACCTCTTGCTGCTCTTTTGATTCCTTGTTGTATCTATTGAAAAAATCAACTGCTTTCTGTTGCTCACTCGTGAGCTTAGATCCCATTTTGATATCTTCGTAGTATTTGGACTTTGCACCGTCCAGGTGTTGCTTTGCTTGAGCAACTTGCTCCTTTAAAGCTAATTTTTTTCTTCGTATATCTATGTCCTCGTCTGTTTCTTCGTCAAAAGAAAAATTATCTTCCATTAGAAAATCTATTTCTTCCGAGTCCAAATGAGGTTTTGTTTGTTTGTAATATTCTTTTAGTAAAGCGTTGTTATCTAATTCAGAATAATCTTGGTTTAGTTTAACATAATCTTCTAAATCACCTCCTGTGTCTTCCATAAACTGCATTAACTTTTGAATATTTTCAGGAAGTTCTTTTCCCGTAGCTTCAGCTTCTGCAACCGCTTCTTCTACTTGTTCTGTTAGTTCTTCGGTCTCTTCTTTAATTTTTTCATCAGTTATTTCTTCTACAGCTGGAGTTTCTTGTGTTTCAGTTTCCGGTTGTACTTCTTCTTGTTTTTCTGAGGCGTCGGCATCTTCAACGAGTTCAACCACTCCTCCGTCGCCAGTAACGTCTTCTTTAATTTCTTCATTTTCTTTTGGTGTTGGTGGTTTGCTTAAATCTACCCTTACAATGTTGTCGTCTTTAGTATTTTTTAAATCTACTTTAGTTACGTTGTCTACTTTTTCTACAACTTCTTCAGTTGTTTCTTTTTTCTTTTTTGCCATAATATAATATAATAATAATTAATACTTTGTTTATTGAGGTTCAAATGCCCCTAAATTGAATCCACCACCTATTATATCATTACCTGATGATTCAAAGTTTTTAGGTGGTTTTTGATTATTTCTTTGGTCAATCATTTCTGATTGCTGTGTTGCTTGTATTTTTGTTCTTTTATCTTTACGATCTTCTTTTTCTTTTTCTCTACCTTTAGTACCCTCTACCTCCAACTGCCTTAATTGCATGTTATATTGGAACTCTTGCTCCATGAGCATTTTCTTTAACTCTCCCTCTGCTTGTAGTTTTTGTAAATCTAATTGAGATTCTATTTGAGCAAGCTCACCTTTAGACTGTGTGAGAGCTTGGTTTTTTTGAACCTCCATTTGAGCGGCAGCCTGCTGTGCTTGGATATTAGCCTGTGACTGTGCTTGGATGTTTTGTTGTTGTATTTTTTGGTCTCTATCTATTTTTCTTTTTCTTCTAATTTTCAATAAGGAATTAGCCATTTTAAGATTTTTTATTTCTCTAACGTCAATAGCATCTTCTAATTCTATATTTTGCTGAGACAAAGCTACCTGTATATTGTTTTCTAATAAAGCTTTTTCTTCTTCGTCTGGTGCTAATTCTATGAATATACCAAAATCATACAAATGAAGATTAGACATTTCTTTTAACGTAGCAACGTTATGTGCTCCAATAGCCTGTATAAAAGCATCTTTAGTCGGTGAGTACTCTATAATATCAGATATTCTTAAAGACAAACACTCTGCTGTTTGCGCCGTTAAAAATAATCCAGACTGTAGTATATGTCTAGTAGCTGTATTTGAATTTGCCGCAGCCATTTTTTGCACACCAACTAGTGCGTTTTTATCAGGCGTTGTGCCATCTCTAGCTTCGTTTAATCCAGTTACATCTCTAATCATTTGAAGATAATAATTATACGTACCAATTAAACTTTGCATTTTTTGCCCTCCAGATCCAGATTGTATTTCTTGAATAGGTACCTTACCTGGGTTTATGTCACCTTCAGAAGTGAAACTTCGCCCTATAACGCTACCAGTTTGAAAAAACATATTTAACGCTTCTTGTGGATTGTAATTTGTTCCGTTACCTAAATCTATTTCAGCAAGACCATCTGCGTCTAAATAAACTCCATCAGGAACCATACGCGACATTACTTGTTGTAGCTTTAAATGCGTAAGCTGTATCATGTCTGCAAAACCTGTAATACGTTGTACTAAAGAATCTATTTTTCCCTTGTACATCCTAGGTGCTACTATAGAATAATTCATTTTTACTTTAGTAAAATCACTTTTAGGACGCATCATGTTTTTTGCCATTTCCCATTTAAGCAACTTATTAGTACCAAGAACCATAGCTCCCTCATAAAGGCACTCTATAGACCTTTGTAACCTTTCGTACCCACCTTCTTTATCAGCAGGTGGATTAAATGTGTCATCTTTTTCTATAGCCTTATCTGCTCCAGATCCAGTTTCTTTCATTTTGTAAACTTCATTCATATAACTTTTGAAGTTAAAATATAATATTTGAACAGAGTTACTGTCTATTTCTCTATATTTAGTACCACCATTATTGTAATTATTAGTGTACATAGATTTATTTTGAATTATTTCTTCTAAATCTTCATGAGTTAAATGTGGGAATTGCTTAGCTAGTTCATTTACCGGAATTGTTTTAACTTCTCCTACGTAATATATATCGTCAAAGTAAGGAGATTCAGTGTAAGAATACACTAAATCAGCTGGATCTACATAATCAATTACAACTCCTTCAGAAGTGTTAAATCCTGTTTTTACAGCTCCAATACCTAAAACGGTTAAATCATAATAGAATCTTTTCTTTGTTAACTCGTAATTATTTCCTTCCATTAAAACTTTTAACGCTTGCTCCTCTGCTATTTCTACAGACTGCTTATAAGATAATTGCATGTGTAGTGCTAATTCTTCTTCGTTAGCCGGTAATGTTTCTGGATCGTTTTCTGATAGGTCAAGATTAAAGTTTTCCCTAACATAAGCATCGACACTCTTCATTTTCATGTCTCTAACAATAGATTCCATGTATTCAGTTCGTTTGCTAACTCCGTAAGGATCTTGTGAATAAGCTTTAATATCATACATTCTTTCCGCGATACCGTTAACAACAATATCAACAAACTTAGGTATTATTGGAACTGGTTTCCAATCTAAATTAAGATAGGACAAATCACCGTTTATAGATAACTCATCCTTATATTTTTGTATTGATTGTTCTCCACGGGCGTATAATCTTAAATTGTGGAAATTATTTTGATTAGTTGAGTATCTATTGTGGCCACTATCTTTGTGGAACCATTCTGATTCAATAGCCTTAGCTATTTTTAAACCATAATCATAGCTTATTTTTTCTGCGTCACTTACAACTTGACTAGGGAAATAATTATTTATAACAGACTCTGCCATAT